TCCTGATAGAAGCCGTTTTCCTTCTTCGGCTGAGGCGGTGTCTTCGTGGTCAATAACTCCCTCAACTCTTTTTGGCTCATACGAATCTTTAATCTCCTTGAGAGCTTTTATTACTTCATCTTTAGACATACTATCAATCGTACCATGTCTGATCTCAGATTTATTAATATAGATATTACCTTGTGCTTGTCCTCTTCTATACTCAGCCTGAACAGCGGCTGAATAAGCACCATTCTCTAAAGCTCTATCTCTAATTGTCTGCAAATCTTTCAAATGTCGTTTGTAATTAACGCCATATTTTTCATCCAGTTCATCTCTATAGAGTTGAATTGCTCTTACAACATGAGGGCAGATTTCAGGATTAGTCATCTCATAAGCTCTTGTATGAGCTGAAGAAGCTGGAAAACCAGCATTTATAGCAGCTTCTCTCATGGTTATCATACCATCGTTAGAGACAAGCTCCTTAACAAACTTCTCTTGTTTACGAGAGAGCTTGCTATGTATATCGACTTTTGGCCGACCTCTTCCTTTTTTCAAAGGTTTTAAAATACTCATATCTTATATATATAACAGAAATTATTTTTTTTCAAAAAACTTTTTAGGCTCTTATAAGGCCAAACTTGATTTAACAGTATGGTTACATATTTGTATATCAGTAATGTAACCATATATGTAACTGCTATAATCCTTATATATAAAGGGATACAGAGTAAAAGTTACATGGTTACACTAGTTACACCTATTTTTTAATAAAATTATTTTTTTTATTTTTCTGTCTATATATAAAGGCGTTTTTAATTTTTTGGAAATAAGTCTCTTTGCGAGGCGTGACTTGTGGACTTAGAATATGATGCTCCCAAACTCTCTTCGTAGTCCCCCTCCTTTTCAAGCTGACTTCTACATGGTGGTATCCAAACCAAATCTGTTCCAAACGACCTTTCATCTTCTTCAAAGCCTTTCCAAACAAACCAAGCATAGCTTGTAGCTGTGGACGCTGTTGCCGATAGCTTTCCTTTAAGGATTGGTACTCGCTCTGTAAACTGAGCCACAAAATCAGGATGTGTCTCTTTAAATAATCTTTCATATCTTCCTACACTTTCTAAAAACTGTGTTCTTGCAAAGATAGCCACACAGTATCTTGCTTGTTTTAATGCTTTTAATACAAATTCTTCAGCCAAATTAAAGGGCGGATTGGTTACAATATAATGATACTTCTGTTTTTCGTCTGTTTTAAGGAAATCGGCGATTCGGTCTTGACCATAATCATCTATGTCAGCTGAAACAACTGTATCAAAATACTCTTTTAATACTTTTGTCATGTGACCAGCTCCGCAAGCTGGCTCCAAACAATCTATATGCCCATATCGGCCAGTAAACTTATCAGGTATACGCCAATATTTTTTTAAAACTTTCTCAAACAAAGCTCTTGTTGCCCAAGGCGGAGTAGGAAAGTAGTCTTTACTATCCTTATCCTCGTGCCTTTGGCTCATAACAGCGTGTGTTTTATTTTGTGACATACTTTAAAATAAGATTTATCGCATACATTGTCAAATAAAAAGCTGCATAAAACGGAGGAGTCTTATGCAGCTAGTTTTTTATCACACATTATATAGTTATTATTCTTATTTTTAAATTAAGGTCTTTAATAAAGAATAATTGAAAAAGGTAGTTTTATTGTTTCTTTTTCAACACCAGTTATCGCATATGATCACATATGTGTCAATTTTTATTTACATAAAGATAGCCTAAAAGTGTAATAAATCCGATAACCGTGATACAAAGCACAGTAATTCCGATCCATTCCCATATTTTTCTAATGAGTTCTTGACGTTCATAAACATCTTTTTGCCTTTGTTTTCGTATTTGGCCTTCCATATGGAGGATTTCATTCCAAGAATTAGCTCCGTAGTGAAAATTGATAAAGGTTTTCAGCTCTTGTCTTTGCTGTTCCAGTTTCTTTTTAGCTGTAAAAGCTTCGATGGCCGAGGCTTCTATTTCTTTGCCCTTGAATAATTTCTGTAGAGCTGACGCGTTCTTCGTGGTTTTTTCGGCATTATCGACGTCACTTAGGGCTCCCATCCAGCGTGACAGGTCTTTTCCCATAGATTCTATATCTTTTCCGACGGCGAATCCATTTTTGATGGCCGTAAAGGCCGATTTGGCAACACTGAGAGCCGCGGTAATCGTTACAGGGTCCATTTGTAAACTTTCTGCGGTTGTTATGATTCGATTATAACTTTTTTTGCTGTCAAGTCTATTAATTTCTAAAAAGTTATTTATAGTTAAAGGTTTATGAATCAAGTTTTCAGAGGAGAGCCGTGTGTCATTTGCCATGAATGTGGACGAAAAAAGTATTCAAGCGGCTGTACTTGTCACAAAATACAAAGGAAAGTAGCTCATGTCAGTAGAACAAAAGGAAGAGGGAAAAATGAACATACCGAATCACACAAACTTACCAAACCGTAGGCCGTGCATCACGACTGATGTAGGAGAGGGCTTATGTATAACAGTATCATATCATCCTGATACGGAAGAACCTGTAGAGCTATTTGTGACGGGTAGGGGCAAGAAAGCGTCAGACGGGCCTATGACAGACGCTTTATATAATTTAGGCGTTGTTGCGTCAAAATTGATGCAAAAAGAAGATCTTCATTCAACAGAAGCTGATTGACGTTTTCGCTCCATGTGAGCGTCGACCATTTCTTCGACACGAGCCTGATCTTCTGACTTATATTGTGAGAAGATGTGTCTCAACTGTCCACCGATGGTACGTCCCTCAGTTTTTGCGATCATTTTTATCTTTTCATATGTATCTTTTGGTACAAGAACGCTTTTCCACTTGTTTGTATCCATGTAAACCTCATTTTTTTCTAAGATATTATGCGATTTTACAAGATATTACAAGAAAAAGGTTGTAATTAACTATTTTATTTAGTAGTTTATAAAGATCAATGTTACTAAGGCCCAGCTTTTACACTGGGCCTTTACTTTTGGAGGATTGATATGCGATTTTACTCACATTCGCCCCATGAAGGTCCCACTTCCACATCGACCTTACTAGGGACATTTAATTTTACCGCGTCTTCCATAATAGATGCAACCTTTTTTGTTTCATCCGTTGAAGTAAATGATACAGCTATCTCGTCATGTATTTGAATTAGCGGGATAATTCCCTCAGAATAAATATTTACCATAGCTTGTTTTGTCATGTCAGCTGCTGAAGCTTGGATCAGTCTGTTAAGAGCTTTATAGGTGTAAGCTCTCTTTAATCTTGTCGTTGGCCCATATTCATTGACAGCTTCTTTATAAGGCAGAGCCTTGTTCATAGCAAAGGTATCAGGCTCCCAAAGGTCAAATCTGCACTTACGACCGAGTATAGAGCGAATCGAACCTGAGCTGGTGCGATTGTTCAGCTTATTCATAACGCCGTTCATTAAAAATTTTACGAACGGGACTTTGTCATGGTATTGTTGTATTAATGTTTTAGCTTCATCTACAGGTATATCTAATTGATCTGACAGCTTATTTACGCCCATACCATAAATCAACCCTAAGTTAATCGTTTTGGCTTGCTTTCGTGGTATTTTTGCCATTTCAGCGACCATCGTATGGAAATCCATGTCAGGATCGTTGATGTAACCATCGACAAATTCATTGACGCCTTTCATGTCTTGGTTTTGCGAACGGGCGAAAGCATGAGCGTAATGCACCAAGATCCGTGGTTCCTGTTGCGAGTAGTCTAAACTAGCCCACTGGGCTCCCTCTTCAGGTAAAAACAACGAGCGTATCATCGGCCCCAGCTGTGGATCGCGGGCTGGTATCTGCTGTAAATTGGGATGGTTCATACTAATACGTCCTGAAACTGTACCGCCATCATCTGATCTAATCTGATTGATATGTCCATGTATACGTCCTTGAGGCGTGGTATACTTCATAATGGTACTGATAAACGTACCGTGCGTCTTGTTAAGCTCACGGCATCTGAGGATCAGCTTTGGTAGTTCGTGTGTATGTTCTGCGAGAAACGCTTTTGTGAAACTTGGTGCACCTTTGTCGGTCTTTGGATACGGTAGGCTGACGCTATCAAAGGCCTTGGCAAGGGAAGCAGCTGCCCATATCTCTACGTTTTGATCGGTAAGATCCTTGATCCGTGAATAAACTTTCTTTTCTTCTTTGAGCAGATAGTCTCTTGTACGCTCTACACGGTTTGTATCGATACGAACGCCTTTCCATGTCATGTCGATAAGCACAGGTAGGACGCCCAGCTCAAGATCAACGATAGATTGTAGATCTTCTTTTTGTATGAGAGCCTTGAAACAATTCCAAAGTTCCAAGGTTACCTCGGCGTCAGTCTCTGCATAAGGGCCAACATACATAGACGGTAGCTTCCACAGCTCTGCTTTAGGATCAACACCAAACTCTTGTGCTGCTTCAGTCAATCCTTTTTCTGACTTGGTCTTCGATATATAATCGTAGGCTAGTGCGTTGAGGCTGTAGCTAAACCTGTTCTCATCAAGGAGTGATGCGATAACCATAGTATCAATGATACGGCCATTAATTTTAAAACCCGTGCGACGTAGCCAACCCGCATCGTATTGTGCGTTATGCATGATTTTATCAGCGGGGCTTTCGCAGACCTTCTTCATCCAGTTATTGACGATACGTTCATCAAGGTTACCGCCACCAAGATGTTTGATGGGCACATAACATTTAAAACCATCGACAGCTACGGCGTAGCCTACAATCTCTCCTTTACCTGTTGCCCACCCTGGTCCGCTACTTTTAATTTCGGGATCTTTGGTCTCAACGTCGATTGCGATGGTCTTGGCTGACGACAGATCAGGAAGTTGCTCAGGTGGTATCCACTCGCTCTTCGGTGTAAACATTGCCATTTGTAGTGTCATAATTTGTCCTTACGATTTATTAACTTTAGTGCATTCTGCTAATATAATATTGTGATACGGTGGTAATTCTTTAGCACGATAGTAAAGCAATCTCATCTGACACTCTTTTCTCGTTTCAAATT